AGTTTCAGATAAGCATGAATCTTAGCTCCGTAAAAGTTGTAGTTCTTCCACTGCTCCTGATCATTATTAATACTCAGCGTCAGTGTTTTACAGATAGTAGCGCCGACCGGAAAACTGCTGCTTTCCGCGCAATCGGAAAACCCGTTGTCGCCGTTCATGATATCTTCATTGATGGTCTTTTTTGTTCCATCAGGAAAGGTGATATCCACCATCATCCTGACCGGCTCGCCAGCTTCAAGTTTTTCTCTAAATGCGTTACTTACGTTAATCACAGTGGATTCACCCCCGTCATGTTAAATCCTAATGATGACATAAACTTTCTATCGTTCGACAATTCCCCGATAGCTATGTTTCGTGTCTCGCCTACGTAGAACGGGGCGTCTCTCCAAACTCCGTAATACGGCGAAAAATAATGAAGCGTAAATTTATATCCTTTTGCTACCATCTGTAAAATTTTAGTTGCTTCCTCCATTGGGAGGTCACTGGCCTTGTATTCATACTGCTCTACAGTAAACATCGGCGTAAAGTAGCCTACACCGTACTGCGTCCTCTGACTGGATTCCGTGTAAGTCGTAGCAAAGGTGAGCGCAAGGTCTTTGTCCGGTTGCCAAATTACTGTTCCGTTGATTTTGTACTTTTCCATAACGCCCTCCTTTCTATGCCATCTCAAACGGGTTTCTACCGCTTGTATCTCGTCTCATCTGTGCTTCTTTCATCATCTCGTCAAACAGCGTCCTGCGATTGATCTGCGCCGTAAATCGGTAACTTCCACCGCCAGTCTGCCGCCCTGCTGTTTCTTCCCGGACAATCTTTCTGAGTAGAGCTTCCGGCGTCTCGATGTTGTTTCCCTGCTTCTGGTCGCCTAAGACCGCAAGGAACTCACTTCGAGGTGGAATAACTGCACCTTTTGCCAGATATGGAACTGTCGGAACTCGTGGAAAAGTAGCTTTAAATCCTATGGTCTTTGAGCCGAATGGAGTCGGTACTTTCCAAGGCCCAAATGAGAACGCCGATTCAACTGCGCTAATAACCCCATTCACTTTACTGATGGCACCGTTTACAACACTTATGATATTGTTCAGAACAGACCTAATAGCATCTCTCATTCCATTAAATACATTGACTACAGTGTTTTTAGCGGATGTGAATTTATCAACAATAGCGTTCTTGATTCTTTCAGCAAAACCACTAACGGTAGACCATATAGCATTCCATTTCTGATGTGCACTGGCCTTTATGTTTCCCCAGATGGTAGCTAGGACTCTGAGTTTCTTTCCAATATCCTCAACAAAACGTCTTGTTTTATTAGAAATCCAATCCCATACCTTTCCAGCCATTTCTTTGATTTTGTCCCAGTTCTTGTATAGCAAAACGCCGATTGCTATAGCTGCGCTGACCGCAAGGACAAAGACTCCACCTGGTCCGATAGCTGTTGCAATAGCTTTGATTCCACCCATGATGCCACCAGTACCAGTCATTAACGAGATAAGTCCTTTTGCGGCTGTGGCTATTCCGGACACGCTCTTGATAACGCTCGATGCCAATCCCGCAATCTTCGCCGCCGCAAATGCGCCGATCAGAGCTGCACCAAATGCCTCAACGATCGGCTGGTGTTCCGCGAGAAATGTTGCTACTTTTGACACCAGATTAATCACTGTCGGAAGCCCCACTTCAATAACCCACTTTAGCATCGGGAGAACAATGTTTTTATATATCCAATCCAGCACATTTCCGATTGCTTCAATGATCGGTGCAAAGGTACTGGTCAGGTTACTGATAGATTCTAACAACGGATAGAAGTCCAAGTTTGCCGCCCATGTCGCCGTATCCCCTGCAATTTTCTCAACAAACTTCATGACCACCACAAGAGCGTCTGCAATGTTCTGCACGATCTGTGTTCCAACATTGTTCTTATTCCAAGCATCCGCAAAACCGGATGCAATATTCCCGATAGTTTTAAGAACGTTCTGAGCAATCCTCAGCATGGTTGTAAGCATCGTTGTGCCTGTGCCATTTGTCCAGACCTCTACAAGGCTTTTACCTACACTTTTAGCGAGCTTTGCGATTCCCGACAAAGCAATGTTTGCCGCATTAATGGTGTTTTTACCCTCTTTTTTCCAAGCGTCCTGGAATGGTTTCCAAAGCTTTTTAAGGAGCTTTGCAAGCTTTTCGGCTGATTTGCTCACCTTATCCAGAGCAGTTTCACCCTCAGCTACCTTTCCATAATCTACGTTGCTGACTGCACTCGGAAGAGATGCTCCGCCACCGCCACTGCCGCTACCGGATGTCGACGGAGTTTTACTTGCTGTTGATGATGTATCCTGCGTAGAATACCGATTAATCTCATCAAGTGGGCTAAGATATCCTTTCGCCGCTTTTGCCGCATCTTTTGTTGCATCGGCTACATCTTCTGTAGAATCTGCTAACTTGCCGGCATTGTCTGCTGCCTGTCCGTAAGCATCTGCCGTATCCTGCACGCCACTTGCATCGCCTGTGAGGCCTGCGCCGCTTCCGCTCGTCTGGCCTGATGATTTCTTTCCAGTAATCAGTTCTGTGAAACTTTTGAATGCATTCGCCAGAGTTGCCAGTTTACCGAGCAGAATATTGATCACTTTCAGAACAGGCGTGAAAATATTAATCAGTCCCTGCCCGACTGTTGCCTTGAGAGACTGCAACTGCAACTGCATCACTCGTACCTGGTTCGCCCAGCTGTCAGAAGTACGGATGAAGTCTCCAGATGCAGCCGAAAGCTGTTTCTGCACAAAAGCCAGTCGGAGAGCTACTTTCTCCTGCTCGGTCATGGCGGATGTGGTCTTACCGTAGCCATTTGCAAGTGCATATTGGTCAAGTGCACTTTGTGTCATAACGACCCTTTATACCCTCGGTTTCCCGATATTTATTAGGGGAGTAGACTATCTCTTCATCCAAATAGGATGCATGGCACTTCAGAATAGGGAATTTCGCCCTAAACCTACTTCCTTACGGAATAGTCGTTACACTTTCATCAAAAAAGAGCCTCTTATTGAGACTCTTCGATGCTTAGCACGGTATTACCATGATTATTTAAATTTCCATTTGAATCCATATGCAGTACGATGTCTATGAACATTATTGCATACTTTAGATATTAAACCTTGGTCATATCCTGTTTCTCTACAAAGGAAGTTCATCCCCTCCCATTCTCTAATTACATTTCCATCTAAATCACATTGTAGAACCGCTCTTTGCTGAGTTTTTCTTAGCCGTTCTACTCTCGTTCCATAAGCATTGTTTTCTTGAACAGTACACCATTCAAGATTTTCAACACAATTGTTCTGCTTATTTTCGTCAATGTGATTAATAGAATTGCAACCGTCCGGCTTTTTAAGAAAAGCATTTGCAACCAATTTATGAATTGTAATCGTTTTCTTTTTACCGTCTTTATGCAAAGAGACTATTGGATAACCATAAGTATCAAGTGCAGGAGAATAAATTTTCTCTGGTACTTTTCTTGTATACCATCTGGCCTTACATCTACGCTCAAGGCTTTTTATTCTTCCCAGATTGCTTACTTGATACAGGCCTTCGTAGCCTTTAATATCTTTCCAAATTTCTTCACTCATGGAAATCACCTCCTATAAATATTATATCATATAGGTGTCATAACCACAAGTTTTTTAAATAATTTTAGGCTTTTACCGTTAGCATTGCTCATAAAGCAACACACCGAAGATTTCTTCGTTCACCATGTTATTCAATACACATTGCTGTGTAAGGGAGCTAATTGTTAACCCAAGTCTTTAAGTGTTTCCGTTTCTCCTGTAAAAACTGACTTCAGTTTTATATAAGCCAAGTCTTGTGAAATGTTATAGAATGATGCCACATCACCAGTTAACTGCGTCAGAGCCGTTGACATATCGTAAGCCTGCTGTTCTGAGAATCCGAACGACTTAGACATTGCTCCGAACGTTCCGACATACTGTTTTGCCATTGTTTCAGATAATCCGGCTGAGGTCATGGCGTTCTTCGCAAATTCATTAACCTTATCAGACATGGTTGTAAATGTAACATCAACCACGTTCTGTACTTCTGTCAGATTAGAGCCAAGTTCTCTTTCCCAAACTGGGTCAATTTCCCAATTGCGAATGCTCCGCCAATCAGTATGCCTATTTTTTTTACTACGCTGCCAAGTCCGTTAAAAGACTGTCTGATTGCTGATACGCCGTTTTGCACGCCTGATGTGTCCATTCTGGTATCAATAATGACTGAGCCATCAGCAGCCATACGTTCACCTCCTAACTATTTGAGGTTCAACATCTCATTCAGCTTATCTTTATAAGCTTGCTCCTCGTCGCTGAGACGTGTTTTTATGTCAACTGTGTTTTTATTTTCCTGATAGAATTTCTTTTCCCATTTATCGAGCTTTTCACCCTTTGCTTTTTTTGAACGGATTCCAACGACCGTATTAAATAAGCACTCTCCAGATTCCATGAAATATCCAAAAAATGTCCACCAGTGCATATACGGTACGGCTCTGATTTCTTTTCCGGCAACCTTGTTTACAGCCGGAACGATCATGTCTCCGTCCTGTTCCCAGTCCATCAAACGAGATTTAGGTTTGTTCGGATTATCGTCCAACTGTCCGCAGTCGATGAACACCGATGCCTTCTGACAAGCTTCGTCCAAACGCTCAACCGGTATACTCTGCCAGTCCTCAAACAGAATCTGTAGCATAACAACTGCTTTCGCCTGTTCGTCCAGTTCTGGGTCATTCATGGCTATGAGAATATCTATAATCGCTCTAAAATCTGTCCTGATAGAAAAATCCACCCCACTGATGTTGAGTGAGGTGGGAAGCTCATAGGCGGTCATTTTGTATACTTCTCCGTATACTTATTGACTGCTGCCTGCATTTTTTTCTTTCTCTTTTCGATTTCCGGTGCAATTGCTTCTGCGATCTTATCAAGAACAATGTAAGCGAATACCTGACCATTGCCGAATACAGTGGTTGCCGTAATGGGTTCTTTAAATAAATCCTTAGATGCTTCGTATCCGAGCATATAATTGATTTTGTCCTCAATCTGCTTATTAATCTCCGCCATTTCTTTGCTAGAAGAAACATTTTTAACAGATTCCTGAGCCTGTTCAAAGAAAGTTTCCAATTCTTCTGCTCTTGCTGCAACGTTAATGTCGGTAGGATTCAGCTTAAATGAAGAAAATACTTCTCCCTGTTTGTTTGTGAATGTAAAAAGAAGGAATCCATCATCAATATTTGTGTTAATTGTTTTTGCCATTTTCTATACCCTCCTAAAAATTATTCGCTGTCAGCTGTGAATGTACCGGAAGTAATGTCAAATTTACCTTTGACACGCTCACCGGTATAATTAACTGTGAACGGAATCTGATAGCCGGATGTATCACCGCCGTAGCTTGTTGGAACAACATAACAATCCTGCTGATATGCTTCATACTTGCCTGCTGTGGCTTCCGTCCAAAGATGAACCTCAACTGCTTTTGTTTTGAGGTTGTCGTCTTTGAGACGTCCATCTACAATCTTCTGTAACGCTGTGAACAGATCAGAAGTAGTGTCTGCATAGAACGGATCAGCGTCAGAAGAAACTTCATAGCCGTTATGCTTGAATGTGGATTCTCCAAGAATGTTTTTAGATGTTTCGGTATCTGGGTTAAGTTCGATGTTGTACTCTTCCAGATCCTTTCCAAGACGCTCATATTTCGGTGTCAGCCCTCCGCACAGAGAACCTGCATCAATGTAATGAGCCATATATTTACGGTCAATCTTGCCTGTAACTGCCATAGAAATGTCCTTTCTGCCTATAATTTTTAAAAGGCTGTGTAGGTTAGCGACTATCTCTAATTGATAGCCGGTTGTTACTTGTTATATTACTTCATAAGTGTTTTCGTAGCGTACCGATAATGGTAATAGCCAATCCTGCACACCACTCTCCTGTGGCTCTAATCCGTAGGAATTATCACGAGTGATACGTTTTATTACTCTTCCTTGTGAAAGCTCAGGAAACGCATTTAAACGTGTCTCAGAGCCATTTATGATAACTGGTTCTCGGCATATCCATTTACCGAGATTATCCAGGAACTTCTGAACGGATAGCTTCTGCCGTTCCTTGTCGGATGCCGTGCGGTATACCACATAAAATGGGTACTGGCATACCTGATGCATTACTCCGCACACGTCTTCCTTTTCCGAATAGATTAAAGCTCCGTTGTCTGCTGAGAACGCAATTCCGGAATCTTTGTTCAGTTCTTCGAACTTGATGCTTTCACCCTGATACAATCCGGGATACTGGTTCAGAAGTGCTTTCATGGCATCTGTCAGAATCTCATATCCGGTTGCATCTTTGCCAATTGGCTTATCTGCCATGTCTACCGCCTCCTGCTTGTGCTTTTACTTTGCGAATCCACGTACTACCGTATTGTCGTTTTGCGGCATCAAACCAATGGGCTTGTGCCCGTGGGTGCGCTTGTTTGGTGTATTCAAGATTCTCTTTTGCGGCTGTCTGACCAGAGAACTGGCTGACGAGGACTTTCTTTGCTCCACGTCTTGCGTAGGGACTTCCGGTTGCTTCGTCAACCATTCCTTTTCCCTCATACAGAAAACGTCCATAAGGAGCAGCCGCAGCACACACAAATCCAGTTCCTTGCAATGATGCGCTTTCAATTCTTGTCCGGTTGATGAAATTTCCGGTAATCATCGGCATAAATGGAACCATACTGTCCATAACCATTCCATCAAGGAGATACTGAGCTTCTTGATACTGTCTGGAGAATCTATCCATATTCAGCTTGATTTTCATATCTCCATCGACTACGGAGAACCCTTTAAAATGATGAATCTTACTCATATCACTTACCCAGAATCTCAAAGTGTGGAATCAGTGTATACGGACCACCTACACTGGTAATCTTGAACACGTTATCTTTGTTCTCGTTCATGTACTGGTAGAATCCGTTCCGATAATTACCATCAGATACCGCTTCACCAGTCCACTCGCCTTCCCAGAAAAACGACTCATCCGAGAATGTGATAGTGTCTTCTAGAGCGTTGTTAATCTGCTGTTTCCACTCCTTAACTGGCACCCACGGAAGAATCTTGCCATCTTTATCGGTAATGGTTATATCGCCGTTCTGGACGGTATATCGGATGTGTAACTGTGCATTGTCTGTTGCGTCTGGTCCGTACTTTTTAAGGATTGCTCCCTTGTCGGTAATGAGGTCAACGCCGGATAAAACATGAGGATACCAGTACGCATCTCTTGTTGTCGGACTCTCATAATAATTGAAAATCGTCAAAGTTTTTTCGTACATGATACCCTCTCCTTAATCATTTATTTTTCAGCTTATCCACGTCAACCTTGGACGTTCGTTTCCACAATTCCGTAATCTTCTCCCATCCGAACATGGAAATAAATGCCACAATAAACCCAGCCATGATAGCTGCTAAAATCATATACCACAAGATTGTCATGTGGATATACTGCATATACGCTACAAAAGCGGCTACAGTAATTCCGATAGACAGTACAAGCACCAAGGCATCTGTCGGAATTTTCGACAGGAACCCAACATTTTTAATCACCTGTGTAATCACAGACACGCAAAACGCCAAAACACTGATTACTGCTAGAATCAGAGTTACATTTGTAAATAATGCTTCCATCTTTGCCTCCTTTTATAATCCCGCATACAATATCGGTATGCCATCATCCGTCCTTACTCCCATCAGAAGCGGTAAAGCTGTCTTAAGAAGTAAGTCATTTGTTTTCTGTACGTCTCCGGCGGCTGCATACACTGCGCTCCATTCCTTTGCACTTGCTCCAATCTGCTGAGGTGTTGCGTAAGAGATGGATTCACTGCCAGATGATACAGATGTTACGATGCCTGTTGAGATGTTCCCGACATTTATGTCGGTTACATTTGCCGATGCCTGATTGATTGCATTCTTTTCAGCAAGCTCAATTTGATACATTAATTCAGCCAATGAACAGACTGCCTTTTTGATACGCTTCTGAGAGCGTTCATTTGTCGGCAGTCCGTCCACCAACCTATCAAACGTCATTGTGTCCACAAAATCACTGGCTCTTTCTGCCAGTCGTGGAAAGTCGGTTTCTGGCACGACATTGCCGAATGATTCTGTATAGAATTTATAATCTGCATAAGCCATGCCAGCTACCTCCTACTTGATCATCATTTTGCTGTTACAGTTGCGTGTCCGGCACTTAGTGCTTTATAGGTACTGTCGCACTCAACCACTGTGATTACCTGCCCTGTTGTTGCGGTAATGTCAGATTCTCCATCCCACGCACTCCAGTTCTTCACATTCTGTCCGTAGTCTACGGCTGTCTCAGATGCTGCAACTTTGTACTTATACACATTTCCTGCGCTTGCTTTTGCCGGAGTAACAGTCACTTTTGTATCTCCGCTCTTACTTCCTGCTGTGGAGTTTACAGTCAGAGTTCCAAGTGTCTGAGTTGTGTTGATAGTTCCGACAGCAATAGCATCAATGTATTCTGCAAAGAGGGTAAGTCCCATGATTGCAAATGCTTCGGATACTGCTGTGTGGTAGTTGCCCTGAGTGTGGAATCCAATCAGGTTTGTCTCGCCAGAAACGGTATACACCAGACCAGCTCTTGCGAAGTCAGATTCATTCGGGTCAACATAGTAAAGTACGATGTTTTCTACAGGTGTAGCGACAACCTGTCCTCGCGGGATTTCTTTGTCGGACAGTAAGAAGATTGTGTTAAATCCCAGGAAGTCTTTCATATACTGGAAGCCGAACTGGTTCTGAATAGTGATATCAGCTGCACCGATATACTCGTACACATCCAGAATGTTTACAAACCCAACAACACCAGTCACATTTCTGTGCATCTGCTTGAATTTGTTTTCTACACGACCTTTAGCCATTGCCAGAGCCATCTGGAAAGTGGTTTCCGTGAATGAGAGAGTACCTGTTTTCAGATAGTTGTAAAATCTTTCAGTAACATTGGTCTGAAGCTGGAAGAGGAATTCATCATCGGTCATCTGAACAGCGTTCTCATAACCGTGATCCTTGATTGCTTCGATAGATACAGCCTTTGCGTATTTCTCAATAGTCATTTCTGCATAGGGCTTTTCTTTTACAACGAATTTGCTGTAAGGGATTTCCTCACCCTCACCAACATTTCCGTTCTGTAATGTACCCTCTGCGTACTTGGACTTGAGTACAGCACCCGGCTGTTTTTTGATAGGTCTCATGATACCCAGAATATCACGTAAGTGTTCCCAGTTTCTTTCGAATCTGGTAACAAAGTCAATCTCACGTGCTGTGACCTGAATATCATTCGTCATGATAAGATTAGCTTTTGCTGCCATATAAAAAATCCTTTCTACCCATAATTGTTAAGGTATTGGGTTAGCGGCTATACTCTGGTGCATAGTCGGTGTAAAAAATCACTGGAATAACTGGATATTCTGAGCAATTGCCGCCTGCCTTTCGGATGGGTCTTTAATTGCTTCGATATCTTTCTTTGTCATACTTCCCGGTGTCTTCTGCTGTCCAACATGAGCAGTAAACCTTGCCTGGTTCTGCTGAGCCTGTTGCTGAGATTCATCCACAAAAGCGGATGCGTCAGACTGCTTCATCTGCTCAATCAAATCATTCAGTCCAAGGATTTTACCGTCTTTCAGCTTCAATCCTGCTTCCTTGATGTCTGCCATAACAGACTTCTTTGCAGCCTCACTGGAAAATTTAACATCATCAAGTGCTGTTTTAAGTGCGTCTGAGAAATCGCGGTCATAGATTTTCGCATTGAATTCCTTCTCTGCGTCCTCAGCCTTCTTCTTCCATCCAGCAAGCTCTGTCTGAATGTTCGCCGGGTCGATACCGTCAAAACCTTTTAAGGTTTCTTCTGCTGTCTCAGCACGTTCTTTCCAGTTATCACGTTCTCCCTCGACTTTCGACAGGGTTTTTGCAACTTCCTTAGCATTCTTATAATGCTCAGAGAGTGCCTTTTTAACATCTGCCTGCTTATCCTCCGGGATTTCAATTCCAAATGATTTTAATGTGTCAATAAGTTTCTGCATAATATCCTCCTGGTCGTGTTTATTGACCTGCCGCCGCAGGTAAATGGATTAAGCCAGTTAGACCACTGGCAAGGTAATTGGAAAGGCAGGACTCGAACCTGCGGTGTCAAGGACTATGCGTCCTCCGCTCTTCCAACTGAGCTACATTCCATTAACCCGGATTCCCGGGTTAGCAAGGTATTTATCGTGTTATGCCTGCCACTATCCGACTTTCACGGAAATGTTGATTCATTTATAAGGAGGTGTTACCATTCAGTCAAGCCGACTAATGAATATGCCGGAAATTGCATCCGCTTTTCAACCTCCAGATTCCGCTCAAATCTGTTTCTATTAAGGACATATTCACAAAGAAAGGAGGACATGAAACGAAAAAGAAAGCAAAAACTTCTAATCAGCAAGCCCTACAAGGTTCACCATGCCTTGCAAGATTATAGTATCACATTTTTTTTAAAAAGTTGTCCCCACATTTGCAAGAGTCAAAGCATACTTCTCAGTTTTTCAACGTATCTTTTAACAAGATCACGCTCTTCCCGGCACTCTGCGTCCTTGGACATATCGCTCATTTCTGTAGTAAGTTCGTCAAGATGTTCTTCCAGAGCGGCAAGCATCTTCCTCTTGCAGTCCTCAGACTTTCCAGAACGATAATTCTGTTTCTGTGTCATATAGTCACTGTAAGTGTCTCGTCCATCAGATCGGCTATAATTTCCTCTTCCGGTTCCGTAGTCGCGACTTTCATCACCGTAAGAGGTGCCACGATCATAATCTGGGTACATCATTCTTCCATCACTGCGGCTGTATCTCCCCATGCCGCCACGTTTTCTTCCGCGCTCGCTGTAATCGTCATTGTATCCGCTACGCATTTCATCAAGGACGGCGTTGTAATACTCCACCTTTTTGTCCCAGTACTGCGTATTTTTTATATCTTTGTACATATCAATCAACTTGTATGTCATTTCCAAGTTTCCAGTGGTCAGCCCACTATCTGCGATTTTGGACAGTTCGTCTTCAATTCTTGCACATAAGTCTTTAATATCTCTCATAACTGCACCTCCTACGCTTCTCTAGTCACGACAATATTTGCGTTCGCAACAGAAACAGCCTGATCGCTTGTGTTCTCTACTGCAACATTAACGCAACATCCACGAGGTACATCAATATAGATGCCAGAGGACACATTATTGTACTGGTCTACTGCTGCCGGTGTGGAA